ATATCATAATACACACCTTAATATCATGGTGCGGATGCAATGTTTTACCATTGTTTTACCCGCCCCACCCTAATACCATGCCGTTAACCTACTATATACAGCACTTTTGTTTAACTTTAAACGAGTCCCGACGGAATCACAAGGTAAAACGGTCGGGATTGCCCGAAAATAGAGGGCCTCCGCGTATTTACAGGGGATTTGCGATACTTTAAATTTAAACTTAGAAATACAAAATGTTACGAAATGTACCGATATTTAACGAAATGTTTTACCGCTGTTTTACCTCAAAACAGCGCAGGGTAAAACATTTGTGGATTTTTTGACTTGAAACGATAAAAATATGATAACAACTAAAATTATATACGACAGAAAAAAGCGGGCAAAGACCGAAGGCACTGGCACTATCGAGGTGAGGGTGACAATAGCGCGCCGCGCATATTACATAAGTACAGGCGTGCGGGTACGTGAAAAAGAATGGAAGGCAGGAACGGTGGTCAATCGGCCTGATGCGCCCGTGCTGAATGAACGGTTGGCCATCATCTATGAGATTGTGGACCGTGAGGCAAACCGCTGCATCAAGTCTGGCGAACCCATCAGCACTGAAATCCTGAAGGCGAAGGTGTGGCCGGTGAAAGAGGTTGCATCGACTGAGCCGAAGTTTTTGGAATGGGTGGAAAAGCAAGTCGAAGAGTTGACGGTGGCCTATGGCACCAAGAAACAATACCGCACGCTCGTCACTCGTCTGAAAGAATTTGGCGAGATGCAACGATGGAAGGATGTGACCGCTGAGAATATCTGTGCCTTCGACGCATGGTTGCATCATCGGCAAAAGAAGGATGGATCGACGCTGATAGACTCTGCTGTTTTCAAATACCATCGAAGTCTGAAGGCCCTTCTCAATCGCGCCGTGACATTCTCAAAGATTGAGCGCAACCCCTACGAGCTGCTGCGAGGTAAATTCAAACGTGGCGACCGTGAGAATGTCGAGTATCTGACCGAAAACGAGATGCAAGCCATCGAGAACCTGGAGATACCCGACGATGATCTGCTGCGGCAATCGCGTGACCTCTTCGTGTTCCAGATGTACACTGGATTGTCGTACTCAGATGCCGAAGCTTTCGACATCACTCAGTACCGCAAGGATGGCGACACCTATACGCACATCGGTGAACGCATCAAGACTGGTGTGGCATACGTCTCGCAGTTGTTGCCGCCTGCCATCCGCGTGCTGGAGAAATACGACATGAAGGTTCCGCAGATAGAGAATCACGTCTATAACCGTGCGCTGAAGTCGATTGGCATGAGTGCAGGCATCAAGATACCGCTGCACTCCCACCTCGCCCGTCACACCTTCGCCACTTGGATGTTGCGCAATGGGGCCAAGATTGAGAACGTGAGCCGAATGCTCGGCCATACCAACATCCGGCAGACGCAGCGATACGCCAAGGTGATGGCCGAAAGCGTGCATGAGGAATTTGCCAAGGTCGCTGAAAAATTACAAAACAAGTCTAACCCTTAAAATATTAGAACTATGGCACTATTAATTATTTTTGCAATCATCGTGTTCGCCATCTGTCTGTATGCGAACCGCAAATCTGAGAGTTATGAAAACATCCAAAAGGAAATTGCCAACAAAACCTTCAATAATGGTCAGAGCGATGAATCTGTACTGGATAATGCCGTCGGCTTTCTTGTTAAGGGAGAGGCCATCAGACAGGCTGAAATTGTAGGTGATGAAATAACAAAGAACGCAATTCTTTCAGAAACATACAAAGGTCCGTGGCCTGAGCGTAGGGGTGGCGATGGTTGGTTATCTATATACGACAACCTCCGTATCCTGAATGTGGCTGGTATGAGTTTCCGTCAGGGCATAGGTCGTTACAAAGGCTTTATAGATGCAGCTCTTGTTCCAGAACCGAAAAATGAGTTCGACCCTAATGCCATCAAAATCATAGCGATTGACGGTCATCATCTCGGTTATATCCCAGCCGAGCAGACCGATTTCGTGCGCTCACTTACTGCCAATGAATTTCCTTACCGCTGTAAGTGCGAGGTAATAGAAGGCTATGATGATGATGACGAAAAGATATACCACGGATTCGTGTATATCAAGCGGCTCGATTAATTGAAAGGATACGGGGCAGTGACGTGTGCTGCCCCACCCTTAAATATAAACTATCAAAAACAACATTACTATGAAAAAATTCATTTGGGCTTTGTCAGCGGCCTTATTGCTGACGGCATGTGGAGAACACGAAATAACTGAAGAATTGACTGTAAGAATGGCACCGACAGACTCCACTAAATCGAAGACCATCACCTTCACCTTTGGCGACAAGTCAGACACTCGCGCCACGCTCGCAGAACTGAACCTCACCGACCTGTGGATATTCGACTACATGGGCGACAATCTTCAGCAGACCATCCACAAGACTGAGGCATTCGATGCTGTGCCTCTATCGCTCGACTATGGCGAACACGTGCTCTGCTTCGTCGCCTCTCGCGGAACGGAGCCTACATTGACAGCCCCGATTATCTCATGGGTAAAACCCTCAGACACTTTCTGGGCGGCGCTCTCGATGAACGTCCAACCAGCTTCGTCTGCCTCCCAATCTGTCACGCTGCATCGTGTGGCCACTCGTCTGCGTATCGCCATCACCGATGAGATCACCTCGCAGATGGCACGGCTGGAAGTTGAGCCTGCAACCTGGTACTATGGTCTGAATGTCCGCACGGGTGAAGGTACTGATGCCCGCCAGCAGATGCGCTCGGTGACGATACCTTCATCGTATGTCGGCACCACTGGGCAGGTCAGTGCGCTGTTCTTTGGCCTTTCACCGTCCACCGACTGGCAGACTGACATCGATGTGAAGATGATCGGCATCGATGAGTCTGTGCTTGGCAATGTCACCTTACCATCTGCCCGATTCGCCCAGAACCTCACGTCTATCTATTCAGGCGGAATCGTCGGTGCTGGCAAAAGTGTTACCATCACAGCCGACGATACATGGAGCGACGATAATGTTCAGACGTGGTAAAAACAAAGCAGGGAGGCATCAACCTCCCTGTTCTGCTTTCAGTCGCTTGTTTTCCTCGTCGATCATCTTTTGCATTTCGCTGATGTCCGATTCTGTCAGCTTGCTTTCGACAGATTCCTCTTTCTCCCAGCGGAATGGTAGCCACTCACTGACGATTGGCGGTGTGGTCTTCGAACCCATGCAATAGTGCGCATTGTAGGCGACGAGTCGCGCCTGTTCCCATCCTGGATGATAACGTTTGCGATAGCCTCTGACGATAGCCTTCACCTCCCACCATCGCAGTTCGTAGTAGAACTCATGCCTCGAGATTCCGATTTCGCCCACGAGCAACTCAAAGAGCTCGTGGACGGTGGTTAGTTTTTTGGCTTCTCGCCTCCTTCATCTTCTTTTGCTGGCTGCTCGGCTTCCTTTTTCTCTGTTGGTGGAATGTGAAAAAACTCTGCGGCCATTTCGACGATGGTATTATACACCGTACCAATCTGCTTGTATGCCTCCAAGTCCTCGTTGCCGCGCAGTTCCTCGACGGTCAGTTTGGTGTTCTCGTCGGCAGCGATAGCGGCAGCGCATATGATGGCGATGCGGTTCTTTATCATGTCGAGGTCTGACTTGAAAAATGGTTTGCCGGTGATTTCCTCGAAATTAGATAGTGTTGCCAGTGTGAATACGACTGGATAATTTTTTCCGTTGACGGTGATTTCTTTCTGTTTCATTTCTTCTTGGGATTAGTTCGTTTAAAAAAACCGCCCGCGCTGCTTGCCACGGAATGAGGAAAGACAGGCGGACGGCTCATAGATTGTTAGGCTGCAACCGTATAGTCGCCATAACCATTGAAGTTGGCGGTATAGTCGGCATTCTGTCGGTTCGGTCCATTCAGCGTGAGCTGTGTCAGGATGACGCTGCCGCTCACGATAGTGCTCGATGCCGTGCGGTTGTTGTCGCCACCGACGTTCGAAATCTTCCACTTCACAGGTGTGCCTGCCTCGTGGATGGACTCGAGATCGGCCAGCGATTTGGCACCGACCTGCGACGTGATGGTCTCGCCACTGCGCATCAGAGCGCCGGTAGAGATGTCGTAAGAGAGTGCCGTCGGTTCCTGAATCTGCCAGTCTCCAGCGGTGTCCTTGGTCGTTGCGTCTTCGAGTGTCAGGCTGACATGCAGACTGAGGCTCTTGGCGGCTGCAATAACCGTCGAAGGTGCTGCCGTGTTGTCGCTGCTGAGGAACAGACGCACATACTGACCCTTGGTGTAGCTTCCCAATGGGATGACCTCAGTAGCCTCACTTGCCGATACAACTGACAACGGGCCGCTACCCTGGAACTGCAACGACTTCGTGCTGTTCTCTCGGTCGTTGAAGTTGAATGTCACGTCGTTCAAGTAGGCCGAGCCCTTGCGTGCGAAGGTAGCCTTGGCGCGGGTCTGGTTGTCTGTCGTCGATGTCTCATCCCACATCAGTGTCATGGGCTGCATCGACTTGATGGCGGTGAGCATGGCAGCAGCGTCAGCTACATTCAGCGAGTCGCACGACCCCTGCCATGACTTGCTTGTCACAGTAGGCATCGAGGCAGCACCGACAATATCCTTATGACTTGCGTCGTCAGTATTGTTGGTGAGCGTTACCGTGCAACCAGTCGCCATTCCTATCACCTTGTATTTCTCGGCAGTTGCGTCGAAAATACAGATTCTAAAGTTTTGACCTTTTAGTGTACCCATATTCTTTATTTTTTAATGATGTCAACTCTGAGTGTGTAGGCACTTCCGTCCTGCTTACGGCCAACAGCACCGACGGCATATCGCACATCGGCAGGGATGCCGTTGACCATTTCAGCCAGGGCCTCACGGGTTGGTGCTTCGAGCACGGCGGTGCCATTCTTCAGCAGGTCGTCATAGACGCTGGGCTGCTGTGTTTCTTCATTAGTCTTGCTCATCGTCGTTCAATTTATAGACTTCACACTGATAGCGGAGCGTCTGCCAATAGCACGGCTTCAGCGAGTCGTACTGGATAGCGTCAGCCGAGAAGGTGTAGTCTTCGACGGCTGTTTCGTGCTCGCGGAAATAACTCAGGATGGTGTCGCGCACAGCCTGCGTCAGTTCGTGCAAGTCGTCGATTGTCTCGCCTGTCACCTCCACGCCGATGTTCACCGTATCGTCGTTGCTCTCATATACATCGTCCTTCGTCTCGTTCTGATTGTTCAGTCCGTTGAAGGTGACGATGATGTAAGGCACTGGCACGTTGTCGGCATCCTCGTCGGGCAGCGGGATGGCGGTGCCGTAGAGTCGGCCACCAATCCGCTCCACCAGCGCAGGATTGCTCTGAATGGCTGCAATGAAGATGCTATCTGTTGCGAGGCTCATCTGTTCGGTGTGATGTTTGTTAATACTTTGATTTCAGATTTCTCTCCCTCTGGGGAACCGTGGGCTGGCAACCTGTTGATGTTGCATCGGAGCCGCCCACGGCAGGAACTATTCCCAGAAGTTGAGCGAAGAGAGAGATTTAGTTATCCGCCGATCTCGTTAGAAGATGCGGGCTCAACGAGCTTGATGAGCTTGAAGGCCTGGGGCTTGTTGTTGGTGTTGCCGTTGACCTTGCTTGACATCTCTACGAGAGAGTAG